TGAATTATTAGGAATGACTGTTTCAGATGTTATAGACTGGATTAGTTCCTTTCAGCCTGATTACAAGACTTACATATCAGATGGTGGCGTTGGTTGCTTTTATACTGATGGCGATGATGGCTTAATTTGGTTTGATCCTGATTGCGAATCATTTGATGACGAAGGTGTCAGGATTGAAGTTATGGGTAAATATTGCGATATTGATTTTCAGTCAATGCTTGAAATCCATCAGAAGCTATCAGGCTGGAATTACGATTAAACTAGAACTGTAGGAGGTTCACATGAACGGTAAATGGACAACTGATAACTTTGAATTGCATCACGAAGCAAACCCAGCCATCTATGAATTGTTTTGTAGATTTGCGTTACAGGTTGCAGCAAAGAGAACGTATTATTCGGCGAAGAATATCTTTCATCGTATCCGCTGGGAGACAATGATTGAAGAGCAAGACGGTGTTTTCAAGATAGACGATGGCTGGATTAGCCACTACGCAAGAAAGTTTGCCAATGATTACCCAGACCACAAGAGCTTGTTCTGTTTTCGGGCAAGGAAAAACACATACCACAAGCGTGGTGATTTATGATTTTAAACACTGGGGACAACTGGGAGCCAGAAGAAGGCGACATCATACAATGGCAGCGAGCTTATCAGGCTGTCAATGTCCACAAGGAACTGTTAGCTATGGAATCGTGGCTGGACGCTAACCCTACCAGACGAAAGACTAAGACTGGCATTAAACGGTTTGTGAATAGCTGGCTTGCACGAGCGCAGAACCAAGGCGGTTCAAGCCCAATGGCAAAGTCGATCAAGACCAATAGCATAAGGGCAAGGACGATTGATGAGAGCCTGACCGACATCACATGGCTCGACCCAGAAGATCAGGTTGCGATGAAGGATTATTATCTAAAGACTAGAGGCTATTATTTTGACGGAGCGATGCAGAATGGATAGAAGGTTAAGTGGTAAGCAGCCAACAAAGTACGAGTTCAAAGGTGAACACGAAAACCTGATAACAGGAAGGTTTTATACGTTGCGCGAAGTGTCTGAGATCATCGGCGTAAACAACAAGACCATGCACAGCAGAATGCGTAACAAGCCGTTCTTAACCGACAGGGAAGTCAGTGGCACTAAGTCTCAGTATTACTACGTCAGAAATGGGGCAGTGGCTCAAGAGCATGTTCACCGTCTGGAAACTCACGAACAAAAGATGTCAGATGCTTGGCTAAGGAAGAAGCTCACATGAGCCAAGGCGATTTTGTTATTGTCAAAAATAAGATTGAGCTTGAGAAGCGGCTGCCGTTTATTCTTAAAAGAATGGAAGGCTGGGACTACACGCAGCCTCTTTGTGTAAAATTTGAGCAGTACGATAACCCAAGAACCCTAAGCCAGAACGCTTTGTTTCATATCTGGTGCAAGGAGATGTCGGACGTTTTCATCAAGAAAATTCATGACGCTACGCCAGAGGGCGTTAAGTGGATGATGAAAAGCAAGTTCTTAGGCACTCAAGATATTAAGGTAGGTCAAACGGAACTGTTAAACCAAGTCAGGAGTTCTTCAAAGCTGACTAAGGGGGAGATGGTTTATTTCATGGATCAGGTGTATGAGTGGGCTTCGGAAAGAGATGTCTTTTTATCCTTGCCCCAGTACAATGAGTACACCGAACTAAAGCGAAAGCAGGACAAATAGCATGGCTCATATTGACCATAGATTGTTGTACGATTTTGTAACAACTGACCGACAAAGGGAGATGCTTGACGCTATCATCACTCACGGCTCACACAGGAAAGCAGCAAAGGTGTTAAATATCAATTCAAGGACGATTGATAAAGCTATTAAAACATTGGAGATAAGGGCAGCATCTCAGGGTGTTGCCCCTCACAGAGATGTAAACCGTCAAACGATGGAAGGCTTCGAGGCTAAACGAATATCCACCGCCTACAAAGGTGATACTGGCGAAGTGGCCCTGCAATGGGTTATCCAAGAGAAGGAGAAAGGATACAAGCCACAACTTGTAATTGATGCTATCGAGGATTTTCAGTGGAAACCTGCCCCAGTAATACCTGCCGCGAAAGGGCATGATGCCGATCTGCTAACGCTCTATACACTAACGGACTTTCACTTGGGGATGTATTCTTGGAAGGCTGAGACCGGTGATGACTGGGACTTGAAGATAGCAGAGCATGAGGCTTTATCAGCTATAACTAGAATGGCAGATGGTTCGCCTAACAGTGAGATGGCTATTTTAAATCTACAGGGTGACTTCTTGCACTGGGATGGGTTGTTGGCAGTTACTCCCGCCTCCAAACATGTTTTAGATGTGGACACAAGATATTCAAAGCTAATTGAAATGGCATTGAGCGTTACTATGGCTTGCGTTGAAATACTGCTTAGAAAGCATAAGACAGTGAAACTATTGGTATGTGAGGGCAACCATGACGAGTCTGGTTCAGCGTGGCTTAGAAAGGCAGCAAAGGTTATTTACAGGGACAATAAGCGCCTAGTTGTAGATGACACTGACTTCCCTTATTACGCTCACCTTCATGGTGAAATTATGCTTGGTTTCCATCACGGGCATAAGAAAAAGAACACAGCACTCCCAACTTTGTTTTCCTCTGAGCCTCGTTACCGCCAGATGTGGGGTTCCGCTAAATACTGCTACATCCATACAGGGCATTACCATCACTCCGAGCAGGATATGTCTGAGGGCGGGGGTGCAATAGTCGAGCGTCACCCTACAATCGCAGGCAGCGATGCTTACGCTGCTAGAGGCGGTTACGTTTCATGGCGAGCTGCACACGCTATCACTTACCACATTAAATATGGAGAGCATTCACGGAAAACCGTAGTGCCAAGTCTGAGAGATGAGTAATGTTTATAAATTTCCTAGTAAGAACACTAACGTGCATCGAATGTTCTGTGATAACTGTCTTTGCATTCTTGAGTATTGGGTTGGTGATGATGATTCTGCTTACGGTATGTGTCCGCGATGCAATCTTAGCTCCCCTGACATGGTGCAAATTGAAATTGGGGAAGATGAATGAGCGCACTTGATGAGCAGGTCGGAGGCGACCACTACAAGAAGAAAGCCATACAGCCAATAGAATACATCATGGCGAATGACTTGGACTTCTGCGAGGGCAATGTTGTTAAGTACATTACCCGCTGGAAGGATAAGGGCGGCGTTGAGTCGCTTAGAAAGATCAAGCACTACGTTGACTTTCTTATAGAGCGAGAAATAAAAAATGGCGATTAAGCGAGATGCAGCAGACAGGTGGTTCAGCGATGTGATTCGTCAGAAGGCTGGCTACCAATGCGAACACTGCGGTAAGCAAGACGGGAGGATGGAGTGCTGCCATATCTTTGGTAGGGCTGCCAAGTCAGTAAGGTGGAGCATTGATAACGCTATCTGCATGTGCCATTACTGCCACCTAACCTTTACAGCCAACCCGCTAGACTTCACCATCTTCCTACAGAAGTACAAAGGGCAAGGCCATCTTGATATTCTTAGGGAGAAGTGGCAAGTGCTAATGCCTACGACCAAGAAGCTGAGGGCTGAGATAGCCAGTCACTACAGGGAAGAACACAAGAAAATGCTTGCCGATGATACCTATGAGCCAGTTTCTTATAATTAAATTCATTTATTTGTAATAAAATGCTTTACAACGTCAAGGGAAAGCCTCATAGTGACACTTCAATCAATCAAAAGGGGTTACATCATGAAATTAGGTACTCAAACAGGCTCACTCGTCAATCACCTTTATACCACTAACTATGGCCACACAGTAGAAACTATCGAAATCGGAATGCCAGCTACAATGACTGGTTGGACTGATCGTTACGCCGCTACTGTTACAGACATTTTTAAAATAGGCAAAAGCCACTATGTCACAATCCAGCAAGACACAGCTAAAGTAGTCGGTGGAACAGGTTACGGTAACGAAGTATACGAATACGAGCGCAACCCAAATGGTTGCACACGCACATTCAAAATAGACGGTACACTCAATCCCGTCTACCTGAACGAAAACAATCGCTGGGTTAAAGGTACAGGCGGAGCGATTATCGGAATAAGGGAAGAATACAGAGACCCATCATTCTAATCAAACAAAGCCCCCTACGGGGGGCAATCAAACCAAGGGGAATAACATGAACACATTTTTAAATTTAGTAAACGCAATACCAACGCCGGTCAAGGTTGCCATTCTGGTAGCTTTGTACTTAATCGCCAGCACTATGGAGTACAACGACTGCATCAACATGGGGGCTTGCTAATGAACTTAGATAAATTTGTAGACAAATGCTTTATTGAAAACCAGAATTGGGACGGCCATCTCATTAGCGTTTCTGATGACCTTAAAGAAGAAATCTGCCTAATGTGGCTGACAAAACACATGTCATGGTGCGAAGATTTATTTGCTGCCTATGAGCAGGACTCTTACGAGACGCTGCTGCTTGATCTGTATGA